AAACAACTGGAAAGCACCCTTAAAAAAGACTCAATACTAGATGTTAAAATTAACACAGTAAGTGACAGTATATTTAGTTTAGAGTCTCAAATACTTGAATTTCAATCTAAAGCTGAAACATCAGGTGAATTAGGTCCTTTAAAATACATTAGTAAACTACTAGACATTCCAATGGATAGAATTATAAATTGGTTTATTTTAGTTATTATATTTGTGTTTGATCCATTAGCAGTAAGTTTAATTATAGCAGCTAACAATGCCTTTAACAAAGCAAAAATGTCTCAACAGTTAGCAATGTACAATGAAGCAGCTCCATTTGAAGTAAAACCAATTGAAATAAAGCCAGTTGTAGTTGAACCAGTTGTTGTACTTCCTCCACCTCAAAAGCCTTGGCGTCAATTTATTCCTCCTATTTTTAAATCAAATAGAAAAGAAGAAGATGACATTAAAACATATTAACTTGGCTTTTAAAAATACATTTAATATATTTATACAAAATAAAAGTTATGATAAAAGTATCACATGAGCTTCCATTATGTTTTTTAAACAAAGGAAAAGAATGGAATGATTATGATTTCTGTTTGCCAACATATTGGTTTAAATCTGAACAGTACAAACAACATTATTTAGACGCTAAAGCAGCAGGTAGATTTATCATTGCTGACAATGGCTTATTTGAAGGTGACTCATTTACAGAAAAACAATTAATTGAATTTGTTAATGAACTTCAACCAGACATTTTTGTAATACCTGATGTGTGGAATGATGCTCTTTTAAGTTTACGAAATGCTAAACGTTGGACAAATATGAGAGAAATACTGCCTGAAAATACTAAATTAATGGCTGTAATACAATGTACAGACTATAAAATTGGTTCTTTACTATATGGTCAATATATGGATTTAGGAGTAGAAGCTATAGCATTTAATCACAGTTCAACAGCATATCAAGACTTTTTTCCACATGAAAACATATCAATATCTAAAATGATGGGAAGAATATATTTTATCAATCAATTAAAGAAAAAAAAGATTATAAATAATCATATTCATCACCATTTGTTAGGATGTGCTACTTTTTTAGAATTTAAAGCATATAATGACCCAGCTTACTTTTTTATAAAGACAGCAGATACTAGTAATCCTGTAATATTTGGGTTAAAAGAACAAAAATACACATTTAATAATTGTTGGGATAAACCTAATGAAAAAATTGAAGTATGGTTTGATAAAGAAATAAATAATAAACAACTTGAATGTATAAAACATAATATAGAAGTTTTTAAGACTTTGTTATAAAGATTTTAAGTGTCAATATTTATAATGGACATTAAAATTAAATATGAAATCTGGAATATATAAAATTACATCACCAAATAATAAAGTTTATATTGGTCAATCCATTAATATTGATGAAAGAATTAGAAAATACAAAATTTTAAGATGTAAAAACCAACCAAAGATATATAACTCACTTAAAAAATATGGCCCTAAAAATCACACATTTGAAGTAATAGAGGAATGTAAAATAGAATATCTAACTATTAAAGAAATATTTTACAAACAGCAACTTATAGATGAATTTGGTTGGGAAATGGCTCTATTTTGTGACATATACGATAGAGGAGTAGGAGGATTAAGATCACAACAAACTAGAGATAAAATAAGTAAATCTAATACAGGTAAAATTCGTTCAGAAGAATATAAATTAAATCAAAGCAATAAAATGAAAGGGAGAAAACAATCCCCTGAAACTATTCAAAAAAGAACAGAAAAAAATAAAGGTAAAAAACGGACTAAAGAAACATGTCTTAAATTAAGAAATTTGATGTTAGGTAAGAAACGTTCTGAAGAAACTAAACGCAAGATATCAATTAGAGAATGTTATAAAAATCCCGAAAGAGGAGTAAAAATTAGCCAAAATAGAAACAATAAATTAATAGGTGAAAAAAATAGTAAAAAAGTATTACAAATATGTCCTATTACTTCTAACATTATTAAAGAATGGAATTCTCGTAACGAAATAATAAAAGCAGGATATGGAGGTATAGTAGGGGCTATTACTAGAGGAAAAATATACAAAGATTATTTATGGATTTATAAAGAAAAATTTGGATGCTAAAGAAAAATTAATTATATTTAACATAAATAAGTTTAAAAATTATATTAATGAATAAACAAGCCGTATTAAGTTTATCAGGTGGAATGGATAGTAGTACTTTACTATTGCATTTACTAGCTAATGACTATGAAGTAACAGCTCTATCATTTGACTATGGCCAAAAACATAAAGTTGAATTGGAAAGAGCAGTTGACTTAGTAAAGTACATTAATTCAAATGTACTTAGAATTTATCCTGCAGACAGAGCACCTGGTGGATTTGGTGAAGTATATTCTAAAGTAAATCATCAAATTATCAAATTAGACGGTTTAAGTCAACTGCTTAACTCTACATTAGTTGAAGGTGGAGCAGATGTTCCTGAAGGACACTATGCAGATGAAAACATGAAAGACACAGTAGTTCCTAATCGCAACAAAATATTTAGTAGTATTATTCAAGCAGTTGCTTTGTCAATTGCAGATAAAAAAGGTACAGAATGTTCTATTGCAATGGGAATTCATGCAGGTGATCACTCTATTTATCCTGATTGTAGACAAGATTTTAGAGATGCTGACTTTGATGCTTTTATAATTGGAAATTGGGGAGCTGAAAATGTAAACATGTTTACTCCTTACATTGATGGAAATAAATTTGACATTTTAAAAGATGGAAAAAAATGTTGTGAACAGTTAGGTTTAGACTTTGATGAAGTGTATAAACGCACTAATACTTCATATAAACCCATTTACCATGAGTTAGCATATGAAAATGGTGCAGGTGAAATTATTGACTGCTCACAATGGTTTTCAGATTATAAGTCAGCTTCATCAGTAGAACGTATTGAAGCATTTATCAAATTAGATTATCCTGATCCTGTATTTTATGCAGATGAAACAGGACCAGTAAGTTGGGAAGTAGCTAAAAATCATGTAGAACAATTATTAACAAACCATAAATAAAAACCAAATGAAACAAGTACTCTATTTTACAGCACAATGGTGCACCGCATGTCAAGGTATGACTCCAATTGTAGAACAATTGAAAAAAACAAAAATCATCCCAGTAGAAAAAATTGACACAGACTATGATGTCACTCTTACAGAACAGTACAAAGTAACATCCATTCCAACTACTGTTGTTTTAGAAGATGGAAAAGAAATTAAAAGATACTCTGGGGCATTAAGCTATGAACAGTTAAACAAACTAATCAATGGCTGATTGTTTAAAATAAGGTTATGAACTTATTGCTAGGCATATTATATGGGCTATTAGCTCAAACATTCACCTTTATTCAACTACAAGGACAGTTTAAACTTGATTGGATGAAAAACAACATTATATGGGTAATGTGTATGGGCATACCAATATCATTCTTATACTTAATGTCAGTAAAACATCTAGTAGATTATTTTGGAGGCCAACTTTGGCCGTCTAGACTGTTAGGTTTTGCAATAGGAGCAGTTGTATTTACAATAATGTCTTATTGGTGGTTTCAAGAACCACTGTCTTTAAAAACACTCATATGTTTAGGACTTGCATTAGGTATCATGGTTGTACAACTATCAATGAAATGAAAACATTAATTGTAGCTTTATTTATAAGCATTAAAGCATTTGCCATTCAATACAGTCCATTAGACTCTACTTACTACATTACTCTACCAACTTGTGACATAGTTTCTAACAGAACATTTAAAACAGTTAAGGAAAAAGCAGATTGGAATGTGTTAAAAGCAAATGTTAAAAAAGTTTATCCATATTCAATTTATGTTAAAATGAAATTAGCAGAAATGGATGCACAACTTGCTTTTTATAAAACAAAAAAAGAGAAAAACACATTTATTGCCAAGTCAGAAAAAGAGCTAATCAGTTCCTTTGAATCAGAGATTAAAAAGTTAACTGTGTCTCAAGGTAAAGTACTAGTAAAGTTAATTGACAAAGAAACTAATTCTACAACCTATCAAATCATTAGAGAAAGAAGAGGTGTAATGTCATCACTTTTATGGCAAGGAGTATCTTTAATGTTTGGGGGCAACTTAAAAGTAGAGTATAATACAAGTACAGATAAAAATATAGAAGACATCGTTAACTTAATTGAATTAGGACTATTATGAAAACAATAAACTGGTCTGGATATGAATGGATAACTCAAGAAAGATGGGGAGACATACATCCAGAAAAAACCTACTGCTGGTATGATGAACATGCTGTTAGCATTGATGTAAACAGCCATTTACATTTAAAAACACGTTACAATCCAAAATGGTTTAAAGATAAAGGACTTTGGAGCAACACTGGAGTTGGATTGGTGTCATGTACTAGTAAATTTAAACATGGCACTTTTGAAATTGAAGCTAAACTACCAAATGGATTAAACTTATGGCCTGCTTTTTGGATGTGGTCTTGGGACACTTGGCCACCAGAGATTGATGTGTTTGAAGGATACTCAGATAAAAATCCAAACTACTTAGACTTATCAAATCTTTTAAAAATTAGAAAAATAGAATCTAATGTTCACTACATTGGAGAAGACAATAAAGATAAAACATTAGGAGCAAAAAAGCACTGGATGGGATTTAAAGATCCAACAAAAAAGTTTATTAAATATAAAATGACATGGCTTCCAGAATCAATTAGCATTCACTATGACAATGTATTAGTTAGAAAAATTGAAGATAAAAACATACTCAAACAGTTAAACGCAACAACTTTAAATGTTGTTATCAACAATCATGTAACTAGTAAAGCAGACAGCACTTACAATTGGCAAAACTTTCAATCATTAGCTCAAGAGTCAGATTTTACAATAAAACAATTCACATACACTAAACTATGAAAAAATTACTAACAGTACTACTAACACTATGCTTTTTACTACCAATGGATTCTTGCACAAGCAACAAACCAGCTTGTGGAACCAAACATCAGAAAAAACAACGAAGTCATAGAATTAAAAAGAATACAAATTTTATGAACAACTAATAAAAAATATTTGGCCTTTAAAAAAAATTTTTATATATTTAAAATATGAAATTTCAATCAACAAAAATATTTGACGGATTCAGTACAGTATTTCGTCAATGGAAAGCAAATGAAACACACTGTAAATTTCTACATGGTTATGCCATTTCATTTAAAATTACATTTGAAGGTGACTTAGATGAAAAGAACTGGGTTTGGGACTTTGGAGGAATGAAGAGAGCAAATACAACTATTGATGGAATGAATCCTAAAGCATGGATGGATTATATGTTTGATCATACTACTTTAGTAGCTGAAGACGATCCATTCCTAGAAGGGTTTAAAAAAATGGACGCACAAGACATCATACAACTACGTATCATTCCAGCTACTGGAGCAGAGCAATTTGCTAAATACATTTACAATAAAGTAAATGAATTTGTACTAGAAGAAACAAATAATAGAGTACGTATTACTCAAGTAGAGTTTAAAGAGAATGATAAGAATTCAGCTATATATGGAGAGTAATAAACAAATGGGAAAGATAATATTAGAATTTAACAGTGAAGAAGAAGCAAATGATGCTAGAACAGCATTAGATGGACACAAGTGGAAACACGCTATGTGGGAATTAGACCAAAAACTAAGACAAACTACTAAATATGGTGTTAGTGTAATTCATACTGAATCAGACGCTCCTAAATTTGAACAAGATACAGCAGAAAAATACAGAGAAATGATTAGAGACATATTAAATGATAATAACTTAAAATTAGACTAAAGCAATGAAATCAAATTTAACAGAAAAACTATTGTCAATATGTGACGGAAACTCAAACCAAGTTTTTGGCATTAACGATTCAACAGAAGAACAGCGTGTTCAAGTAGAAGCAGAACTAATCAAACATTTTGAGTTTGATAAAATTGTATGGATGGAATTACCTGCAGGACTTACAGAAGATGGAAAAACAGCAATATCTGTAAAGTCTTTAAAAATATCAGACTCAGACAATCCAACTTACAAACATAAAGTAGGATATGTGTACACAATATCATTTACTCCAAAAATGTATGAGCCAGGAGAAATGTACAAACCAGTAAAAGATGGTTCTGTATTTGCACCTACAACATACAATCCAGAAACATTTGAGCCAAAACAAAGTATCACTTTAACTTGGTCACCTGATTTTCCTCAAGACATTGATGCTCCAGTAAGAACATTAGAAGATGATAAACAGATGATTCGTGACATGTTAGAAAAGGTATTGAACAATCCTGAAGAATATAGACCAAAAGGACACATAGCATGTTTAATAAGATTTGCAGCAATATAAAACCATTACATATGAACAGTACATCAACATATCCAAACATAAAAATAAACTATATGACAGAAGAAAACATGATTTCACTTTACGACTACTTAGGCAAAGCCGCAGGTAGTGACTTAGGAAAAGCTGTGTCAACAGCAGCTAAAAAAGCTAACATTAAAGTTACAACTAGAGATGTGTCAAACACTAAGTACACAGGTAAGGTTATGCTTTATCCAACATCATTTTTAATAAATTATTTTAATCCAAACAAAGAATCAGTTCAAATTGAACTACCATTTTAAAATATGAGCAAAATAAATCCAAATAAATTATTAATTAGCAGTGACTTCTACTCAGTGCAAGGAGAAGGTATATCAACTGGCATACCATCATATTTTGTTCGTTTAGGTTTATGTAACTTAAACTGTGGAATGTCAAGAGCATTTACTAACACTTTACTAAAGGAACAATCATTAGCAGATGGAGAAATATTTAAAGGTGACTTAGAATTAGAAGGTAAAGCATCTTGGACTTGTGACTCAACGTCTCAATGGTTGTGGAGAGGTGAAGATAAAGAATTTCAGTACTTAATTGACCAATGGAAAGAACAAGGCATCTATGAACATATTAGAAATGGTACTATTCACATTATTTGGACAGGTGGAGAACCAACAATTAAAGGTCATCAAGAAGCAATTGTTAACTTTAGAAGCTATTGGTATCAATTAGAAATGAAAGAGATGAAAGAAAATGGTTACACTTCTAATTTTATTCCATTTGATGAAATTGAAACAAATGGTACTATAGTAATAGATCAACCACTATTTAGTTTCTTAGACCAAATTAACTGTTCACCAAAGTTGTCTAACTCAGGTATGACAGTAAAACAACGTATAGTACCAGAAGCAATAGAACGCATTAAACAACACACAAACTACCAGTTTAAATTTGTTATATCAACTGAAGATGACATTAAGGAAATGTTTCGTGACTTTGTAGAGCCATTTAACATACCGCTTAAAAATGTTGTTTGTATGCCTGGTTTAGACTCTCAAACTGATTTTCATGAGAGAACTCAATTTGTAATGGAAATGGCTAAAAAGTATAAATTTAGAGGAATGAGCAGAATGCACATTTCAGCTTGGGATAAAACATTAAATGTATAATGATGAAATTTAAGTATAAATTTAAAAAACTTAGAGTTATTATCAACAATAAGCTTTACAAAAAACATACTCCTGATTCTAATGAAGTTTTAATTAAAAAAACAATTGCTTCTTTACTGTCAAATGACAAAAACATCATAACTGTATTTCCAACATCAGAAGTTATTTACATTCAAACAGAAAAAAAAGACTACACATTAATATTAGGACTAAATAAAATTAAAATTACTAATCATAAATTATTTATTGAAACTTATTTAAATGAAACATTTAGTACAGAACTAACAAGTATGGTTCATAGATGTTTAGACAAACGAAAAATAAAAATGGATGATTTAATATTCAACAATGAATTAGACGGTTTAACTTACATATTAAATACTTTAACAAACGAAAAATAAAAATGGAATTACTAAACAAAGCAAATGAAAATGCTCCCCGCACATCAAAAGAAATTGAAAAGATGATTGAAAAAGCATCTAAACATTATGGTGAATTTTTAAAAGCAGTGGGATTTGACTATGAAAAAGACAGACAAACTGTTGACACACCAAAGAGAGTAGCAAAAGCTTGGCTAAAAGATTTAATTGTAGGCTCAGTAACAGAAGCTCCTTCAATGACTGTGTTTCCAAATGAGGAAAACTATGATGGAATAGTTATTCAAACAGGAATTCCAGTAGTGTCTATGTGTGCTCATCACAATTTACCATTTACAGGATATGCCTCTGTAGCATATGTGCCTGAAGAAAAAGTAGTTGGTTTAAGCAAATTAAACAGAGTAGTAGATTGGTTTTCTCGTAGACCACAAATGCAAGAGTCTTTAACTCAACAAATTCACTCATTTTTAACTGAAAAGATGAACTGTAAATCTGTAGCAGTAAGTGTAGCAGCTAAACACATGTGTTGTTCAAACAGAGGCATTAAACATCCTACTTCAACAATGACCACCAATAAGTTTAGTGGAGTGTTTATGGAACCAAACAATATGATTCGTGATGAATTTTTACAAGCAATAATGAAAAATGGCAAAGACTTCTAATAACTCATGTAAAGTCAATTCTAAGTTAAAAAAAGTACTTAAACAATTAGTTAAAGAAAACATTAAATCATCAGCAAGAAAAGATGCAATGTACATTTTAACTAACTGTGCTGAGTCAACAGTGAAAGATTTTTTATTTTTTGCACTGTCAGACAATGGCAACTTAACTTGTTTATGTTTAGATTATGCTAAAGATAAAAATGGTGCTCCACTTCCAACATTAAATTTTGGAAATACAATTTACTAAAATAAAAACTTGGTTGTTTAAATATTTTTTCTTATATTTAATCATAAAAATAAAACTATGGAAAAAAAATACGTACCATTTGTTTCTGAAGTAGAAACATTTAATGCCACTATGGGCAAGCCAAACACCTACACTCCAAACATTCCAGAACGTAAAGAATGGGAATTTGTTTACAATTTCATTTTAGAAGAATTAGAAGAATATAAACATGCTTGTGAAACAGGAGACATTGTAGAAGTGTTAGATGCACTTTGTGACATTACTTATGTTGCAACAGGAAATGGAGTTATGTTACATGGTTTAAAAGATAAATTTATGGATGCATATGCTGAAGTGCAAGCTTCAAATATGTCTAAAGCATGTAAAACAGAACAAGAAGCTAAACAAACAGCAGAAAGTGAAGCAAAACGAATTGGTGAAGAAACATACTATGAACAAGTAGGAGAATATTGGGTGGTGTACAGGAAATCAGACAAAAAAGTGTTAAAATCAATCAACTACTTCAGACCCAATTTAAAGAAATTTCTTTAAAGTATTTTCAAAATAAAAGTTATGTATCAGGCAATTCACTACGATTTTAAAACGTACACTTACTATTTACGTGACGATGAAGAAGGATGGAGTCACTTCCAATATCAACCTACTTTTTGGAAACGAGTCAACAAGTGGCAAGAAAATGCTCAACCTGTGTTGACAGGAGGATATGCTATTCCAACTAAAAAATACAGTAAAGACAATGTAAACATATTGGAAAAAGACATCAACAAAGAACTAATACTGTTGAGAGATTTATATTCCAAATATGATGATGTAGTTCCTTCATGGCACAACATCTTATACTTAGACATTGAA